GGTAAAAGTTCATTGATGAAGGCAATCGGATTAAATATAATCATGGCACAATCTGGTATGTTTGTTCCATCTGAGTCAATTGAATTGGCGCCCTACTATCATTTGTTTACACGGATCATGAGTAGCGATAATATTTACAGGGGTCATAGTACCTTTACCGTTGAAATGTTAGAATTAAAAAATATATTAAATCGTTGTGACCAACATAGTTTGGTTCTAGGAGATGAATTATGTTCGGGTACAGAATTTATAAGTGCTATTTCTATTGTTAGTGCTGGAATCCAGTATTTACTATCAAAAAAGGCGACCTTTGTGTTTGCGACGCATTTACATGAGTTGGTTGATATATCTTTTATCAAACAAAGTCAAGAAATTTGGATAGCACATTTACATATTGAAATGGATGAAATAACTGGTAAAATTATTTATGATAGAGTATTGAAAGAAGGTCATGGCAGTTCATTGTATGGCATTGAAGTGTGTCGAGCTCTAAAGCTTCCCTTGTCTTTTCTAAAAGTAGCTAATCAAATACGACAAGAGATACAGAAAGAGTCACCTTATATTGTTAATCCAGTAATTTCAAAATATAATAATCGTATTATTGTATCTGAATGTAAATTATGTGGAAATCCAGCAAGGGAAACACATCATATTGTACAGCAAAAAGACGCCAATGAATATGGAATTTCGCAATCACAACCAATTCATATACATGACAAATCAAATCTAATTGTATTATGTGAATCGTGTCATCTAAAACAACATCATGGGGTTGAAAAAATTACAAAAATAATAAAAACAAGTGAAGGAAACGAAGTAGAAATGGAAACCATTCCAGTTAAACCCACTAATGATATCATTTTAACAGATTTATTAAAATATTCTTCAAGTGGATGGAAATATCGTTTAACAAAAAGAAATAAATGGAGAGGATTGGATATTAAAAATTATGATGAAGTATATTTTGGTATGAAAAATAAATGTAAAAATAAATCCGAATGGTTACCCCCGACGTATACTGAATTTCTTAAAAAAAGCGTTGATTATCAATCAGAATATCTAGAATTATCATAAATTTAATTGCTGATAAATGAGATCATCTTTTAATATATAATTAAAATATATAGTTTGAATATTCGATAAAAATTTAACTAGTAATGCTTCGATTTTATCCATACCTTTTTGATAATGTTTGTCAGATGGATGAAAGCTTTCAGTATAGTATTGTATTATTTTTATAACTTCTAAAGTATAATAGTAAATAGATTCACGACTCATCTAAAGTAGCTATACGAATAAAGAAAGATAAAATAAAGTCTTTAAACCATTACTATTTTTGTTTATATAATTCGAAAATATTTAATATAAGTTCAATATAATAACATTTTTTGACAGGATCTGATATTTTATGACGATGTTCTATAGAAGCAGTTTCATCAATCCATAAAACTTTATATTTATCAGATATAAAATTAGTACAATCATGAATTAATTCTGAAACACTAATCTGGTATTGAAAAAGTTTATAAGATATTTTTCGTATTTCAGTTTGTGTAATTTTTTTATGAATAATTTCAACAATGGGTGGATAATTCAATGTAGAAAAATCGAGATTATCTAGATGAAATAATAAAACAATTAAATTACGTGTTTTAGGTAATTCTTGATCAATAGGTTTAATATCTTGTATAATTTGATTAATCTGTGGATATGTAGGTAAAGGAATACGGTATAATTGCATGCGACTTTTTAAGGGGTTTTCAATATTTTGAATATAATGGGTAGTACTAATAAATAAAACATTTTGACTAAAACGTTCTAATAATACACGAAACATGTAGCATGTTTTTTTATTAGTGATTTGATCAATATTTTTCAAAAGTATAATATGCCGATCAATATGAATACATTTTGAACTGACAATATGTTTAATAAATTGAACAAGTTGATCAATATCCTTTGGAAATTCAGGATGTTCAGAGTCAATACAGAAATAATAATTAGTTTCAATATAGGGCAATGTTTGATTCCATAATGGGTATCTTTTTTGTATTGGATATTCGCAATTAAAAAGTTTAGATATAGAATGTTCAATTAAATATTCAGTCGGGAATCCTTTAGCTCCATATAGTAGTATATTTGGTAGCTCCATTAAATTTCCAAAAAATAAAGAATCTGATACATATTTATGATAAGGTAAATAATCTAAATAAGTATTAAACTTCGTATAAAAATGTTCCAAATATTGAATGGACATATGTAAATATTTATAAAGTTTATGTTCTTAATGTATAATAAGAATGGATTTAGAATACTTATATTTTTTATTTAAAATTGTAACACTGATGATAATATTGCTTGGGTTTGCTTATTTATTAGCATTATCTATAATTGTTCGTGATGTAGAATTAATAAAAAGACACCCATTTTTATTTGCCATTGAATTACTTGGAATGACATTATTACCGGGGCTACCATTATTATTCTTCGTGGTTTCTAGAAATATTACCTGGAGAACAGCGTGGATATGGTTTATTTCCCTTTCTGTAAAATTCGCGGTATTACATATATTATTAGAAATTTCAGGAACATATCGTTGGTTATTTACGTCATAAGATTAAGGATAAATAACTTAAACGATATATACTATAATCATAACTAATGGATCCATATGAAATATTAGGATTAAAATTTCCAAGTACAAAGGAAGAAATAAAAACAAGGTACTATGAATTAGCAAAGAAGCACCATCCAGATAAGTTAATTCACTTACCATTAGAAGAAAGACAAGTTCACGAGGAATTATTCAAAAAGATAAATGTAGCGTATAAATTATTAACAGAAAAAGACTTGAATGATACATCTCAGAATGAATGGAAGGGTATGTGGAGTTATATGGATAATTTTATGTCAGATCCAACGATGTTAAAAAACATGGGTGATTTGTTAAAAAATATGGTAAATGTAGCAAGAGAATATAAAAAACAAAAGGGAAGTGAACATCATATTAAGGTGGAAGTTTCTTTAGAAGAAATTCATAATCGTAAAGAGAAGAAATTAAGATTATTTTTAAAAAATCGTTCAGAACCAGTGTTTATAAATGTGGATTGTGGTAATTATCCTGATTTTTTATATACACATATAACACCATTAGAACAAACATTATTTATCCATATAGAATTTATATTAAAACAGCATGATGTGTATACATTAGATGATTTATTTGATACAAATGATTTAATATCAGAAATTCCGATTACATTTTATGAATATTTAATAGGTTGTGAAAAAACGATGATATATTTAGATGGAAAAGAATTAATAATTACAATACCTAAATGGGATTTAAATTCAATAATAATAAAAAATAAAGGGTTAAATGAAAAAGGAGATTTAAGAATTATTCCTAAAATAATATTTCCAACAGATATAGAATTTTTATCTTTGGATTTAAAGGATTTTGAAAAGTTAGTAAAGATTTGTAAAAAGTTAGGGGAGCCAAAGCAAAGTGATGTTAAAAGTATTTAAAGCTAAGAAAACATATTAATACATCTAAGTCAAGATGCCTGTTAAGAAAGCTGTTCCCACTTCCGTACCTTCTACTTCTACCGTAGCCGCCGCCACACCTATGAAACCAGTTGCTGCCAAAGCTGCAGCCAAACCTGCCGTACCTACTTCTCACGCAGTTGATGGCACTGAAGATGTAGTTGTTGCCGACTCTCCCTTTGTTGCCCTTGAAGAGAAAATGTCTCAACTAGTATCCGTTCTAAAGGAGGCACAAACCCAACTCAAGGTTGTCAAGAAAGAATTCGACCGCCTTAAGAAAACCGCTGACAAGGTTGAGCGTAAACGCGCAAATGCTCGCTCTACCCCTAACGGTTTCGCAAAGCCCACTAAAATTTCCGATGAGCTATGTGTTTTCCTAGGAGTACCTAAGGGAACTGAGAAATCTCGCACTGAGGTCACTCGTGAAATTAACAAATACGTCAAGGCTAAGAACCTATCTGACCCCAAAAACAAACGTATCATCCGCCCAGATGCCGTTCTTAAAAAGCTACTAAACAGCTCTGATAAAGACGAGGTCACTTACTTCAACCTACAAAAGTTCCTAAAACACCACTTCGTTAAAGCTGTACCCGCAGTTGTAGCATAAATTTTAAATAATTAAAATATAATTTATAATAATTATAAATATTTTATTTTTCCTATTTTTTTTATAAAAATTTTATAAAATTAAGTCAGTCTGTAATCGTAAATCATATAATATATAGAATTAATTGTTTTCATTTTAATCAATTTAATAATATGATTAAAATAATAAAAATAAAAGTTAATTTTCCTCATCACTATCTATAATGAATTTATATTTAGGTTGTTCTTTTTTATAATTCAATGTTACTGTAAGTGACTTTGTAGCTTTCTTAGGTTCAATAATAGGTTCTCCTTTCGCTCGCAGTTCTAGAACATCATTCCAAAAATTATAAATACCTGGGATACATTGATTCCAAAATGTAGAATCAAAATGAACTCGTTCAATAAACATTTGACGTAGTTTCCATGGGGTAAATTTTATAAACTTACGATCAATCGCGTTTATTGAATCGTCAAAACATTGATTTGCCCAATCTTGACATTGTTTGATTGACAAAGAGGGTGGTGAATAATCATAAACAAAATCATTTCCAATAGCATATTCAACAATAATACCATGGCTATTTCCTTCTTGGATACATAGTTCATAATCAATCATATTTTCAAATACAACAAAATAGCATTCAACATAATCACATTGTGTTAATCCACATGTAGCTAATTGTCCTTGAATTTGTATATAATATTGCTCTGGAATTGAACCATCAAATTTGCGACGATATGGACATTTCATTTCAACCATAACACCACTATCAGTAATACCGTCAGGTGATGCTCCAAAACATTCAATAGTTGGATGAGGAATTAAACCAAATTCATGAATAAACACGCCATTTTTCTTTTCTTGATAGCATCGCATACCCATGTCTTCAAACATTACACCCCATTTCAATGGAGGAAGCATGTCAAATGGTTTCGCAACAGGGAATGCTTTTTTAACTAATAAATCACTTCTTTTACCAAATTTACCTTTATTCATTGATTGTGCCAAATCACTTGCGGTTAAACGGTTTTCACGTAAATCAAACCATTCTTTTGACCGTTGTTCAACCTTTGGTAAAGACAAAAGGTATTTTAATGATTTTTGTTCATTACGAATTAAATCGATATCACTTGCTGTTAATTCGCATTTATCAAATAATTCAATTAAACATTGAATAATCTTATCTGAATTCCATGTTTCGACTTCAGGAAAAATATGAACAAGTTTCAAATATTTTTGAAACATCTAAATATATCTATTTCTTATACTATATCGCTTTGTTTTTTAAGTGCTTTTCGTTTACGCATATACTCTTCCTGTTTCATATATTGAACATGTTTAGAAATATTGTAAGGGAGTGGTTCATTGTTTTGTTTAGTCTCGGTTATATTTTTACCTTCATTTTTACTTTCTTTTTCAGTCTCATTCTCAGTCTCAGTTTCATCGTCAGAATCATTGTTATTATTAAAACCAGTAGAAATCAATTTAGATGCTTCCATAATTTTTTTAGCCATAAGTTTCAGAACCTTTTTTTCAAATGGATCCATTTTTATATTTATATGTAGCGTAATGTTTAATAGTATATTATATTAACATAAATCATTTTTTAACAGCACGAAGAACACGAAAAGGCTGATAGTTATTTTCAGGAATAGGTGATCCTCCATTTAATATTTCTAAAACTTCAAGGTTTTCATTTGAAAAAGATCTTGACAGTCCTACGTCTGTTAACCATAGTTTAAAATTATAAAGAGGTGTAATTTGAGGCATTGGATTATGACCAATCATCATATGATTACATTCAGTTCTTTGTAGCGTATTCAATAATATATTATCCATATTAGGATTATCTTGATTCAAATAAATACGATTCCATAAAATAGATAATTCAGACATAAATAAATCTTGAATTAACGACATTTCTTCGGGATCAGTAATCTCATTGGTAGCCATTTTACTAAAAAGTTGATTAATTTTATCAATATCATCATTTACTAAATTTAAATGATGTGGAAGTAATCCAGCATGACAAAACAATAAGGGACCAATTTTTTGAATAATATTTCTGTTTGCTAAAATTTTTGCGTAAAAACCACCAGGTTTATAACGATGTAATCTTCCTTCATTGCCTCCACTTTTTCCCATACTGAATGGAGACACATAACTAAAATTACCTGTTAAATTCATAATTTCATGATTTCCAATAATAGAAATAAAACGTCCGCCTTTTTTACGTGCGATCATATCTAATTTTTCTGTAAATTCGATTAATTTTGAATCTTCAACTTTTTCCCATTCTTGAGTTGTATCTCTTGATAAACTATCTAATTGATCTCCCATTTGTACTACAATCGTATTTTCAGGCTTAGCAACCCATTCTAAGTTTGTATTGAATAGATTTGCTAAGAATAAACTAGCTGATAACATAGCAATATCTCCATGAACATCTCCAATAACAACAACTCTATCAACTGTATCTAAAACAGTCGGTGTAGTCTTAGTCATAACTTGCTTATTTGGGTTTAAGAATAAAATTTTTAAATAGTATATATAATGGCGATTATACCTAATATGTTTAGAACAGTAGGTTATTTTGTTACGACATTGGGATATGGTATTGCGAGAAATATCTATTATATTCCAAAAATAAAAGAAGTAGAAAACATTTATAAAGAACCGTATGTTTATAAAGATCGGTTGATTGGTGATAAAGTATTAAATAATGTAATTGGAATTGTGTGTACTGTTTCTCCATTATTTGTATGTGTAGCGTTATATGATGATATAAATCGTATAAATGCTTATTTTAATAAATCTTTATATATACAACATAAAGACTATTTTGAAAGTAAGGTTTTCCCATATGCTTCTGAACGTAATAGATGTATCGATAAAAATATTATTTGTGAGAAAGAGAATTAGAATGAGAATAAGAAAGAGAACGTGAAACAGAATGATTAATCATATTAAATAAAAAAGCACATAATGTAATACCTAGTTGGTAATCAATCCAATAAGCAAGATGTAAACTAATAGAAGGATCTATAAATAAATCATTCATATATTCTAAACTTTTGTAACTTTCAATATGATATACATTACAAAAAGATTGTAACGCTACATATAGATTATCATAATATTCATTTTTCCAAATAGAAAAATCTTTTTTATAATCCCTACATAACTTAGTAGCGTTTATAAAACCATTTTCTTCTATATATTCTATTTTTAAATTTTTATCTTCTAATGTAATAATTTTATATGACATCAATGATTAATATAATATTTTATAATTTTAGGTTTAAATATGTATTGGAGTGCTATTGGATTGTAATTTGTATGGATTTATAAAATCGTTTAAAAAAATAAGTCAGGTTATGGTATTATTAAACAGTAATAGTATCATCATCTACATTGTAAACTTCAACAGGACGCATTCCACGTGTACCACGACCACCACGACCACCTCCAGCACCACCAGCACCACCAGCACCACGTCCGCCACGCATTCCACGACCACCACGCATTCCGCGACCGGCTGTGGTGTACCCGCGACCACCGCTGAAAGTAAATTGATCAGTGTTATCACCTACATCAGTGTAACGGCGGTTAGATTGGTTGTTTGAATGAATTGGGTTGTGGTAACGGTTTTTACCCCAAACAGTCTCAATCACATGAAGAGAAGCACGTGGACGCCATTTAATAACGTCAATAGGATTTTCAGATGTAGAAATTTCTTTTTTGAAATCAACAAGAAGCTCGTCAAATACGTGATCACGCATTACAACATCGTGAATCAAGTAGTTAGGGTAATTAACTTCTTGAGAAACATATCGTACAATAGCATGATCCTCATTTACAAAGAATCGTTCATTGTATTGGTACTCTAGAATATTAGCAGTAGGATGTGCTTGTTCAGCGCGAACACGCATACGTTCTTTCGCATGGTTTCTAATTTCACTTTCAAAGAAAAGTGTGATATCTTTCGCGCGGCGCTCTAGGTTCTCATCTTTTTTTTCCATAAGTTCAGCCTTTTTGGCTTGGTAAATAGTTTGTAGTTCGTTTGCGAATGACATATTATCCAGATGTAGTTCTATCTATAGATAGATATGATCTGTTTAAATCAATTTTTATTAGTTAAGGCTACTAAATGGTTTGGTATTTAATGAGTTTATAAAAATAATGGTTTATATAATTATAAATGGTTTAAAGAATCTATTATTATATATTTAAAATGGCTTCAGAATACGTATGTACAGTTAAAATTGATTTGTCACAATTTGAAACAAATGTTCTTAAAAGAAAACTAACAGAAGACGAAGCTAAAATTGTAATTGGAGATATTACAGCACATATTAATAGCGATATTAAAGACTATATAAATGATAATACAAATGCTCCTAAATTAATAAAAATTTGGCAGGCAATCGATATGGTTATAAAGCGTCCTATGACAAAGGATGAACATAAAATAATCTTAAAGGAATATTATGGATCTCCTGAATTACCATCATCTGTAATCATTAAAAAAGTATTGATATTGCTAGTAAATGGATAAATTAAATTAATATAAAAATTGATATTAAAAAATATAGTTCATTAATAACATAATATGGAATTTCCAACAAGTTATGAGATTGGTGTAGATGAAGTAGGACGTGGATGTTTCTATGGTCCAGTTGTAGCGTCAGCAGTTGTTTTGCCTCTAACGCTACATGAAGAAGAATGGAAAATGATAAAGGATTCTAAGAAACTAAATGAGAAAAAGAGAATACAATTGACAGAGTTTATCAAAGAGAAGGCGTTGTACTATGCGATTGGTGAATGTAGTCATACAGAAATTGATAAAATAAATATTTTAAAAGCAAGTCTCAAAGCTATGCATAGAGCAATTCATGATTGTTATAAACAACATATTGATCATCAATTACCTATGTTTGAAAAAATATATGTAGATGGAAATCATTTTATTCCATATATTCCACCAGGGGATGATACTGAATATATTCCATATGAATGTATTGAACAAGGGGATAATAAGCGTCTAAGTATTGCTGCTGCATCTATTCTTGCTAAAACATATCGTGATCAATGGATTATTGATGAATGTAAAAAAAAGCCGATTCTTTATGAATATGGTATGGATAAACATAAAGGTTATGGAACGAAAAAACATATGGAAGCTCTTAAATTAAAAGGTCCACTTGATGGATATCGTCAAAGTTATAAACCAATCAAAGAGCTTCTAATCAAATTTCCACTTCCACCTCAATCTCAAGGGGTAAACGATATTATAGGTATTTGAATATCTTGAAGCTGTTGTATTTGTTCTTCAATCGCATCTTGCCGACGTGATTTTTTGAAACCTGTGATTAAATACATAATTGTACGAGATATATATCTCCATGCTGGTTGTAAGAAGTATGGCCATAATAATTGAGTCCATACACCATATATAATTACAAGAAAAACGGGAACAATAATAAAATAGATCATCCATTTAAATGATGTATTTAATTTGTATTTTTCTTTTTCAGAACTCACAATAGGTAATTCAACTTGTTTTTTTTTAATTTCTGCGATTTCTTTATCTAAGTTTGAATTTTCAACTTCTTTAAAACAAATAGGCTCTCCTGATAAAATATTGGGACAGTTTTGCTCATCTGGTTTACAACTTCCCTTGGGCCACACTTTTTCAGATACAATTGCGGAAGCATCGTCATTTTTATTACAGAATAAAGCGTTACAAGCTTTTTTCAATAATAATGTTTTAGTAGTAGCATCATTTGGTGTCATTCCTTCACGAATATATTTATCTGTAATTGAATCTGGATTTTCTCTAAGATTTTTACAAGTAAAATATGTATCTGCTAAACGATCCTCTGTATGTAATGTTTTACAAGCTGTAAGATATTCATTTGTAGGTATATCTGATTCTGTTATATTTTGTTGTATTGAACGATGTATTTTATCAATTTCACCTGGTATTTCTTTTTCAATTGCTGAAATATTATTATTAGGATTCTGTATTTCAGTTAAAGCTTTAATATAGTCATCTTTAAGAGCTTCTTTGGTTGATCCTAAACGTTTAATAATTGAAATTGGACAAAAATCACCAGTATTACGATATTTACCTCCGAAATAATTATATTTATTTACACATAAATTAAGATCTTCTTTTGTTGAATAATCTAAAGATGTGTTATCGACAGGATCTTTAACATATCCAGGAATATATCCTGCTTTACAGGGTTCATAACATTTAGAATTATCTTTTTGATATTTATTTCCAAGGTGATAATTTGGTGTCATAAACCAGTCATACCATCTTTCATCGCATTTAGTTGATTTTAAGGCACGATCTGATATACCAATCTTCTTACATCCTTCAGCAGTAGGTTCAAAACCAGGAGGGCATTCAGCAGTAATACATTTATCAGGTTGTCCGGGTTTACGTTTAAATCCCATTCCATGTTCAATTAAACAATTTGGAAAAGATTCTTTTGGTTTAACTAAACTTTGATAACATAATTGATTGTATCTTTTACTATCCTTTTCATCAACAATGGGGTTAAATGTTTTAATAGTATCATAAGTATTTATAAAATAATTTTTAGGATCTGCGATTCCTAGCTTAATAGCCATATCTAATGTACATTCTTCAGCTGATAAAACATCGGATGATTTTCCAGTGGGGCATGTAGGTGTAAATGTTTTATTTGCGGTAGGTATAACAATTGAATTATTTACAGCAAATGATTCAATAACCGGCTTATTATTTGAATCATATTCCATAAAGTATAGGTCTCTTAATAAAATAGAATGGAATTATTTTCCACAAAGTTGATAAACTGTCGAAGATGAATCAGCACGTTTTTTGGTTGTATTATAAAGGGTTGATGGTTTTTCAACAAAACGACATAATGGATCCTTTATGTCACGTTGAGTAAATAGATTTGCTTTAGAACCATCGGCAAATGTCATTTTACTACAATCAGGCATATAATCAATACCATTACTTCCATAGGGGATATTTACAATTAATTTATTACGATTTTGAGATAATTTAGTTGTAATTTCGGCTGGTAAATCATTAAATTCTGGCATTTTATCAACGTCCATGATCCATTGAAGTGGTTTTGGACTAGATGTACTACGACAATGAGAACCTTCTTCTTTCCATAATAGTTGATCACATCTACCACCACCTATGACTGTATTTCTAGCAATACCTTCTAATTTAGTAGAACTAAATGGTGTAAATAAATTAGATATTAAATTTAGTCTATACGATGATGGTATTAACCAACCGAAATATTTCTTTAATAAACGTTTAATCCAATTTACAAATCGGTTTGTAGATTCAACAATTCTTAAATTAGGTACACCACTACTGCCACCTCCGCGTGATTTAAAAGCGCCAAACATGAATAAAATAACGATTAATAAGGTAATATAATGTGCTAATGGAAAGTCGCCTCTGAATAACCATCCAAGTAGATTACTGAAAAAGTTACTAATAATAGTAATAACTTTATCAACTTTCTCTAAACGACGCATTCCACGTTCACTTGAAGAATTTGAAAGTTGATCTCTTAATAATATTTTTTTAGACTGCATATTAAATGTAGATTCTTCTGCTGCAATTGCTGCTTGTTGAGCTGCATTAATTGCGGATAATTGATCTAATTTAAATTGAGCTGGATTTGCCATTAACTTCTATCTATTAGTGCGGTAAAATATCTAAAAAGAATTATGTACGTGTATTAAGATGAATCTCTGGTTATTATTTTTTGTATTAATTATTTCATATATATATCTTTCTTATTATTATAGATATCCAAATAAAGTAAGTATTTTACAATCTTCTCTAAACCGTTTTGATTTAACTTTATTACAAGAAAAACAACCAATTGTTATTGAAGATGCCATAAAAAATATAGAAGATATAAAAAAGGCATGGTTTAAATGGAATTATACACGTAATTGGTCAGAAGTAATACCTGAAAAATGGATAAAAAATAATTATAAATATTTAATGATTCATCCAGAAGAAGAAATTGAAGTATTTTTATACCCGCCCACACAACCTTGGATACAAAATGCTCCAGATCCAGAGCAAACAGTTATTATTATTAAACTAAAACCACATCAATTAGTGATTGTTCCTTATCATTGGAAATGGATGATTGAAACAAAAAAACAAATTAATTTTATGGGTATACATGATGCGATTACTTTATTATTACCTTAATCGAGTTGATCAATTTTGGGACCAACATTTGGATCAGTAGTAGAATCATCCATTGGTGGCATACCACCCATACCACCCATACCAGGCATACCACCCATACCACCCATATCAGGCATTCCACCTGGTGGCGCTCCAGAAGAGTACATTTTAGTCATAATTGGGTTAACTTTGGCTTCAATTTCTTTCATCTTTTCTTCAAACACTTCTTTTGTTTCTTCACGATGGTCATCTAGCCATTTAATACCCTCTTCAATGATTGTTTCAGCATCAGCCCAAGCAGCTTTTGCGGCATCAGTTTCTCCATTCTTGAGAGAGTTACGGGTGTTATAAATATAACTTTCTAGAACATTACGAGCTTCGATACAAGCACGTTGTTCCTCGTCTTGAGTTTTAAATTCTTCAGCTGTTTTTACCATTTTTTCAATATCTTCTTTGCTGAGACGACCTTTATCGTTTGTAATTGTAATTTTATGGGTTTTACCAGTTCCTTTCTCAATAGCACCAACATTTAGAATACCATTTGCGTCAATATCAAATGTTACTTCGATTTGAGGAGTACCACGAGGCGCAGGAGGAATACCTGTGAGATCGAATTTACCAAGAAGATTGTTATCTTTTGTAAATCCACGTTCGCCTTCAAATACTTGAATTGTAACAGCAGGTTGGTTATCCTCGTAAGTACTAAAGATTTGAGATTTCTTAGTGGGGATTGTGGTATTACGTTCAATTAGTTTTGTCATTACACCACCAGCTGTTTCAATACCAAGGGAAAGAGGAGATACATCTAGAAGTAGAAGTTGTTGAGTTTGTTCGTTACCTTGACCGGTTAGAATGGCTGCTTGGACAGCGGCACCAAAGGCAACAGCCTCATCAGGGTTAATTGATTTACATAGTTCTTTACCATTGAAATAATCTGTTAGTAGTTGTTGAATTTTAGGAATACGAGTACTGCCTCCTACAAGGACTACATCATGAATATCACTTTTGCTCATTTTAGCGTCACGAAGGACTTTTTCAACGGGTTCAAGAGTTTTACGGAAAATATCCGCACAAAGTTCTTCAAAGCGCGCACGAGTAATAGAGCTGTTGAAGTCAATACCTTCATAGAGGGCATCTAGTTCAACGGATGCTGTTGTGCTTGAAGATAGACTACGTTTGGCACGTTCGCAGGCAGTTTTAAGGCGTTTTACAGCACGGGCATTTTGAGATAGGTCTTGTTTATGTTTTCGTTTAAATTCGTCCATGAAATGTTGGACGATACGGTTATCGATATCCTCCCCGCCTAGATGCGTGTCACCGCCTGTCGCTTTTACTTCAAAAATGCCACCATCAATGGTAAGCAGAGACACATCATGGGTGCCACCACCACAATCAAAGATAATGACATTCTTTTCCTTACCATCTCCAGTCTTATCAAGACCATATGCGATTGCTGCTGCGGTAGGTTCATTGATAATACGAAGCACTTCAAGACCAGCAATCGCACCAGCATCTTTGGTTGCTTGGCGTTGAGCATCATTGAAGTAAGCAGGAACAGTAATAACCGCTTTTTGTACTTCATGACCTAGGAATGCCTCTGCGGTTTCTTTCATTTTAACGAGAATCATGGAAGAAATTTCCTCAGGGTGATAGGTTTCATCTACACCTTTGAATTTTACTTGAATTTTGGGACGACGATCACTGCCAGCAGTGACATTGAATGGCCACAGTTTCATGTCAGATTGAACGTTTACATCATCAATAGTACGACCAATTAGACGCTTAGCATCATAAACAGTATTAGTAGGATTCATGGCGGCTTGATTTTTAGCAGCATCACCAATCAGACGCTCAGTATCATTAAATGCTACGTAAGAGGGGGTAATACGGTTACCCTGATCATTTGCGATAATTTCAACCCGATCATTTTGCCATACACCTACACAAGAAGTAGTGGTTCCAAGATCAATTCCAATAGCGATATTTTTTGATGTCATACTGATAAGTATTATATAGTATGTATACCAGGTGTTTAAGTAATTTTAGATTATTTAAAGAAAAATAAAGTATAGTTTCTATTAATTATAATTATAATTGTGATATTGAATATCTTACGCTACAAGTAAAAAGACATGTATTTCAGAAAGATGTCTAGGTTTGAATATTAGGAACCCAGTAAGTTGTACGCCCTGCTTTGTTTTTGTATGTAGCTACTTTATTTCCATGTGAATCAATATCACGTCTATATACAGAAAAACTTTTTTTATATTTTTCTTCACTGATGCGAAGAGCTTTTAACATCTTTTGCGCGATATATTTACTTTTTAAAAATATTACTTTCCATTCTGTATCAGTTATATTTGAAATAAGTCTAGAGGGAGCTATTTTCGCCGCATATAATATTTCAGATTTTAAGTAATTTCCAATACCTGATATTAATAATTCTTGATCTACTAATAATTCTTCTATTGTTTTATCATTCTTTTTAGATAAAATAGGTGCTAATTTTTTTGAAAATTCTTTCCATGTAGTTTTTGAATTCATTATATCTAATGCTAAATTATTTTCAAAGGGTTGTTCGTTTTCAAATTTAATCGTACCATAACTTAATTGATCACTAAATATTAATCGTTTAGAACCAAAATTAAATAATGCGCTTTTTGTTTCAGGACGCCATTCAGGAGCATTTCCTTCAATATACCACCAGCCCATTAAACCTAAGTGTGATGTTAATCTCCAATTATTTTCAAAATCAAAAAATAATACTTTACCATGGGATGTAATTGATTGTAATGTTAATGGTAGCATATTTGTAAATTTTAAATAGCCTTTAGGTGGTCCATGTTTTACATAGCGACCCTTAAGCCATTCAATATTATACAATTTTTTACCTATAAATGACTGTAATGATTCAACAATAAATGCGACCTCAGGAGCTTCAGGCATATCTTTTATTAGAGTCTTTATACTTTTTTATTTGTAGCTATAAAATAATATAAAAAGTGATAGAGTATTATAACTAATAGAAAAATGTATAAAGATATACCACAAATAATATCACCAGCTGTTGCGTGGTATATACATTTATTTATAGAATGGAATACAGAACAAGATAGTTATGAATCGAAAATGGATAAAATGAAAACATCTGAAAAAATAAATGAAATAAATGATATCATATTGATAGGTACGATTACAATACATGAATTAGATTTTTTAATTAAAATAGAAAAAGATTTAATTGTAAAAAAAGCTTTAAAAAAAATATTAAATAATAAGAATATAATTAAGTTTTTAGTATAATTTTATATAGAATTAATACAGTTTTTATAAAATAACTATATAATAATGGCTACATTACCAAGTTCTGGAGTAATAAGCTTTAAAGACATGAATGTTGCACTTAATCTTCCTCGTAATACTAGAATATCGATCAATCAAGCCTCAGTAAGAACTTTATTAGATGTTAAAACAGGAACCATACAATTACGTAGAGGTTATGGTAAAAAATTGGCACCAGCAATTGTATCAAGTGGTGTTTCTGGTACAAGTTCTATAGTTATTAACGGTGTTACATACACTCAAAATATTGGAGGTCGTAATCTTTCTTCGACATCAAGCTATATAATTAATTCATCAAAAAAACTATACGCATGGGGAGAAGAAATTGGAAATAATTCAATATTATATGGAAGTTTGATTCCTTTAGATATAAGTAATTTTGGATCACTTTCTGGACAAACAATTGCTGCTGTAGCTGGTGGAAATTTTCACGCGGCAGTTTTAGATACAACAGGTGCGATCCATACGTTTGGTAATAATGGTAGCGGTCAATTAGGTACAGGTTCTTTAACACCAGCGCCAAATGGAGTACCGGTAAATATATCTTCAATAGGGTCATTATCTGGAAGAACTATTATTGCGATAGCATGTGGTGGTTCGCATACGTTAGCATTGGATTCATTAGGTGAAGTTCATGCTTGGGGGTCTGTTTTTTGGGGTCAACTCGGAAATGGAGTGAGTGGTTCACGGGCAACACCTTTATCAATTCCTCAGAATGTAAGTGGGTTTGGTTCTCTAGTTGGAAAAACGATTAGGGCAATCGCGTGTGGTGGAGATCATTCAATGGCACTTGATAGCCTAGGTGCTGTACATACATGGGGAGCAGGTGGAAATGGTGTATTAGGAAATAACGCTGGAACAACATCTTCAACCCCTTTAAATGTAAGTACGTTTGGATCACTTTCTGGAAGAACAATTGTAGCAATTTGTGCGGGAAGTCAATCAGTCGCACTAGATACTCTTGGACAGGTACATACTTGGGGTTATGGTGCGTTTGGCTCTATTGGGAATAACACGACAAACACAAGTCAATTGATTCCTGTTAATATTTCAGGATTTGGATCATTAGCAACCCTTACAACAAAAGCAATTTCATGTGGTGATCAACACATAATAGCTCTTACAACTAATAATAAGGTACATATATGGGGTGATAATAGTTCTGGACAACTAGGTATAAACTCATTAAATATTAATAGCGTACCAATAGAGGTAAGCTTATATGGTTCACTTGTTGGAAAAACAATAGTATCAATTTCAGGTGGATCAGCTCATTCAATTGCAATTGACAGCACGAACTCTATACATACTTGGGGTTATAATGAATTTGGACAACTAGGAAATAATAGTATTGATAACAGTTTGATACCAATAAATCTTGGTATTTTACCCTATTAATTTGAAGATAATATTCAACTGTTACAAGCGCATATGAATTTAAATATATATTTTATTATTAAAATATGTCCTATTTTCGTAAAAGTCCCTCTATTCATGCTTCTGAAACACCCATAGGAACAATTGAAAAAGGTAATAATGAAGCTTATTGGATTGTTTTAGAGACATCCAAAAATATACATCGTTGGAATCAATTATCT